GATGCCGCGCCCGACGCAGCCATCGGGAGGGCGGCATGAGCCATGGCCTCTCTCACCACCATCACGGCCGAGGACCGGCGGCGGCTCTGGCATCCGCGTGGAACGCTCTGTGCTGTCTGCCGGCAACCCGCCCGTGGGTTTGGCTGGTTCGATCCGGTCCGGTCGAAGCGGCGCCGGCCCTCTGTCTGGTTCTGCTCGATGCCCTGCCAGTCCTTCTGGACGCGCTTCGCGCGGGAGCGTTTCGCCATGGTTGACCTGACCGAGGAAGAGCGCGCCGCGATCACCGCCACCATGAAGCGCGTGGCGCTGCTGATGGACGAGATCGGCTGGGCCACCCCGCTGGCCGGCCTGACCGAGGCGCAGGTGCGCGCCCTGATCGAGGAATCCGTCGAGGGTTTTGCGAGGCCATGTCCGACATCGCCAAAGCCAATGCGCCGGAGGTGCCGTTTTGACACTGGACTTCAATCACCGCCCCAGCTTCGCCGACCAGGTCAATGCGGCGGTCGACCAAGCCCTGACCGCCGATCAGGCGACACGCACGCCCCGCGACTACCTTGGCGGCTCTCGCCTTGGGCACGCCTGCGAACGCGCTTTGCAGTTCGAATTCACGGCCACTCCGAAGGACGAAGGCCAGGTCTTCAGCGGTCAATCCTTGCGAATCTTTGCCATCGGCCATGCGCTGGAGGATCTGGCGGTGGCCTGGCTGCGCGGCGCGGGCTTCGACCTCTACACCCGCAAGGGCAACCGTCCCGACGGCGGCCAGTTCGGCTTTTCCGTCGCAGGCGGGCGCATCCGCGGCCATGTCGATGGCATCATTGCCGCGGGGCCTGAAGGCTTCGGTCTGGCCGTTCCCGCGCTCTGGGAATGCAAGACGATGAACGCCAAGAACTGGCGGGCCTGCGTCAAGGATGGCGTGACAAAGTCCAAGCCGGTCTATGCCGCGCAGATCGCCGTCTATCAGGCCTACATGGAATCCAGCGTGCCAGGCATCAGCGCCGCGCCCGCCGTGTTCACCGCGATCAACAAGGACACGGCTGAGATGCACCACGAGCTGGTGCCCTTCGATGCCGATCTTGCGCAGCGCATGTCGGATCGCGGGGTGCGGATCCTGCAGGCGACCGACGCGGGCGAATTGCTGCCGCGCATCGCCGCCAGCGCCGATTTCTTCGAATGCCGCTTCTGCCCTTGGGCAGCACGTTGCTGGAGCCTTGCGCCTTGACCAGTGACATCGTGCACTTCAACCCCTGGACGGACTTCAACGACGGGCCGCCGACCGTGACCGCGTCCGGCTGCGATCCTGACCCCGAACAGATTTCCACCTTCCTCGACACCGTGTTCAGCTGGTGCGAGGGGCTTATCCCGCTGCGGGGCTTCGTCGACAAGGGTCAGGGCCGGGACGGCAAGCCCCACAACATCTGGATCGCGGCCGATGGTACCGCCCGCGAAAAGCTCGCGACCTTTGCCGCATGGGCGAACCGCGAGGGTGCGGCGGTCTATGTCATCCCCGGCACTGTCGCCGAACAGGGTCAGGCCCGCGCCGCCGATGTGCTGCAGATGCAGGCCCTCGTGGTCGACCTCGACGCGGGCGATATCCCGGCCAAGCTGGATCACATCGTCAGCCACCTCGGCACGCCCACCCTGATCGTGGAAAGCGGCGGTCGCACGCCCGAGGGCGCTGCCAAGCTGCATGTCTGGTGGAAACTGACCGAACCCGCTCAGGGAGAGGATCTTGCCACCCTCTGCCGATTGCGCGGCGATATCGCGGTCAAGGTAGGCGGCGACACCCATTTCCGCTCGGCCCACCAGCCCATCCGCGTGGCCGGCACGGTCTATCACAAGCACGGCCATCAGCGACTGGTGCAGATCCGCGACCACAACCCGGTCGAAGTCGATCTCTCAGATTTCGCCGAACGGGTGGCCGACATGCCGCCTTTGCCTGGCGTTGGCATGACCAGCGCGCCGCTGTTCACCGTCAAACCGGGCGTCGATGCCGTGCTGACCACCCCAGTGCGTGAAGGCGCAGTGGATGACTGGTCGCGGTTTCAAGGCGCGAGCGCCGCCATCGGCCATTACATCCGCTTGGTGCACGACGGCCGAATTGATCCCGCCGAAGGCTGGGAGGCGATCTGCGGCTACAACGCTGCCATGCTGCGCCCCGAATGGCCGCTTGATCGGCTGCAGGCCGAGGCCGAACGCCTCTGGGCCCTGCATGTGAAGCGCAACGGCCCGCCACTCATTCGCGCTGCCCGCCCCAACGCCCCCGCAAGCCCGCTGCCGACCTTCAGCCTTGGCGTGCTGCTGGATGATCGCAGTCCCATGCCGGATGACATCATCGCGCCGCGCGTTCTGACGCCGGGTGGGCTGCTGGTGCTGGGCGGCGCGCCCAAGGTCGGCAAAAGCGATTTCCTAATCTCCTGGCTTGTCCACATGGCGGCGGGGGTGCCGTTTCTCGGCTTCACGCCGCCCCGGCCGCTGCGCGTGTTCTATCTGCAGGCGGAGATCCAGTATCACTACCTGCGCGAGCGGATGCAGCAGATCAGCCTGTCACCTGGGGTGATCGCCGCCGCGCGCGCCACCTTCATTGCCACCCCAAAGCTGAAACTGCTGCTGGATGCCGACGGTGTTACCCGCATCGCCGAGGCCATCCGTGCAGCGTTCCCTGATGCGCCGCCCGACATCATCGTCATCGATCCGATCCGCAACCTCTTTGATGGCGGCCCAGAAGGCGGCGGCGAAAACGACAACACAGCGATGATGTTCTTCCTGAAGGACCGTGTCGAGGTTCTGCGCGAGGCGGTCAATCCGGACGCGGGCGTCATCCTCGCCCACCACACCCGCAAGGCCGCCAAACACCAGGTCAAGGACGACCCCTTCCTCGCCCTCTCCGGCGCAAGCGCGCTGCGTGGCTTCTATACCTCTGGGCTTCTCATGCACCGGCCCGACGAGGACAGCACCCAGCGCCGCCTGGAAATCGAGTTGCGCAACGGCCCCGCGCTGCCCGGCAAGCTGATCGACAAGGTGGCGGGGCGCTGGGTCGAGTTGAACCCGATGAATGAGCGCCTGGTGCGCAAGGAGGTTGGGGCCAAGTTCGATGCCGAACGGCTGCGCAAGCACGATGTCATCCTTGGCATGCTCCTCGATGAGGCGGCGGGCGAACGGCTCTACACCGCCATGCAGTTCGCCGAGACCTTCGAGAACCGGGGTGGTCTGGGCAGCAAACACACCATTCGCGAGCGCCTCTCTGTGCTCGCCACCAAGGGCTTCGTGAAGTTCCTGCGCGACCCCTCCGGCTTTGGCTTTCCCGTCACCCGGTCACGGTTCGGCTATCTCTGCGTGGAAGGCATGCAGTTCGGTTTGCCCGTCGAGGAGGTCGATCCGACCACTGGCGAAGTCACCGCCACCGCCCGTCCGGTCCTGCCCAGCCACTTCAAATGCCCCCAGTCCGGGCTCAGCCTTCAGGTCGAAAATCCGGCTGTCTGGGTCTACCAGGACGGCCCTGAGGACGACCTAACTCATATGAGTGAGGCCTGACTCATATGACAGCGCCAACTGTGAAATCAATGAAATCAACGGGTTACGCGCAAATAAGAGTTAGGTCCCTAACTCATGCCCTAAGACTTCATGAAGTCTTATTCTCCAACAAAATCAACGTGTTGAATCGGCTCGAACAGGCAGGTGCTGAACCCCCATACTACGTATGGGATGGCCCCACCCCAGGGTGGGCCACTCATCCCATGCGTAAGGGCTTGGCGCGCGGGCCGCCCTGATGCGTTCCCCATCCCCGATCCGACGACGGCGGCCCGTACCGCCAAGCACATGACCGCCGTCGTCTTCCACCACGACCAGCGCCCCAAAGACAGGAGAGCCATCATGGCTGCGACGACTCTGATCCCCAAATCCGACAGCGCAAGGTTTGAATTGCTGCCCGTCACCAGTTCAAGCCACCGCTGCATCCTCGCCCTCGATCTGGGCACCACGACCGGCTGGGCCCTGCGCGGCCATGACGGTCTGATCACCAGTGGCACGGCCAGCTTCCGCCCCGGCCGCTTTGACGGCGGCGGCATGCGATACCTCCGCTTCACCAACTGGCTGGGCGAGTTGGACCGGCTGTCCGGGCCCATCGCAGCCATCTGGTTCGAAGAGGTCCGCCGCCATGTCGCGACCGATGCCGCCCATGTCTATGGCGGGCTGATGGCCACGTTGACCGCTTGGGCCGAACTGCGGGGCGTGCCTTACGAGGGCGTTCCGGTCGGCACGATCAAGCGCCACGCCACCGGCAAGGGCAATGCCGACAAGGACGCGATGATCGCCGCTGCCCGTGCACGCGGCTTCAGCCCCGCCGACGACAACGAGGCCGATGCCATCGCGCTTCTGCTTTGGGCCATCGCAACGAATGGGGGTGTTGCATGAGGTGGCATCCCCACGGCTACGGCGGCCAGCGCCGCGACGCCGAACAGGTCAAGCGCGAAGGCTGGCACGAACAGGGCGTGCTGGCGGTGTCGGCCGACGACCAGCGGCTGACCTGGCCGGAACGCGAACTGGTCCGCCAACTTGGCGAGAAACTCTACGGGCGACGCCCGATGGGAAAGGAGGTCCAGCATGGCTGACCGCATCTGGACGGCCGAGTGCGTGGCCGATCATTTCGAGGAGGCGTTCCGCACGCTGCGCAAGCTGCCGCCCGTGAGGGCGCAGGGGTTCTTCAACGCCTGGCCGCAGATCGTCCGCACCAGCCGCGAGATCGCCGCGATGGAGCCCGAGCCGATGCGGGTCTGGCCATCGGCCGCAGCCATCACGCGGCTGGAGCAGACCTCGGACTGGGTGCTGTGGATCGAGGAGGCCGAGCGCAAGCTCGTCTGGTCGCGCGCGGCCCGCGTGCCATGGAAGCAGATCAGCGGCGAGCTGGGCTGCGATCGCACCACCGCGTGGCGGCGCTGGCAGCTGGCGCTGACCAAGATCGCGGCGCGACTGAATGCGTGAACGACTCCAATGTGTTGCAACACTTTTTCCTTCGACATCTGCAACAAGTTCGTGCTATTCCGAAGGCAAGATGGGGAGAGTGCGCCGAAGGGTTC